TACCAATCCCTTCACTGGTAGATAAAAAGACTAATTGTAACCCCGTTTAGTCTTGGTCAGGGGAAAAATGTGAGCAAATGCTCATCCGATATATTTATTATAACAAATCTTTACAGATTATGTGGGAGGTAGTGTTGGTTCCAGCACATTCTTCCTCACATAATCTGCGAAAGACCATCCCCAATCCCATACATGCATCTTATAGTGTTCTGGTTTTAGGTTCTTCAATCCCATTGATACTTTAAGTCTCTTGACCCAGAAAGCATTGTTAGCATTAGTATCTACATCACCTATAGTTCTACCCAATGCTACCTTGTTTACATAATCTTGAATGGATACTATCTTACCATTTCTTTTCATCAACGTAGGATCATAATGCCATGTGCCTTCACGTAATACGAACCAATTATTTTTTTCTGGATCCCACATAGTCTTATCATATATTCTTTGGTGTGCTTGCACTTGAAATATCTGATGCTCATCTTCTATCTTTGTGATAGGTCTAATCTCTGCTAATAAATTATAACATTCTTCAATGATTTCACTAAGAGTACTGTACTCAGTGAAACGACCTGCCTGTGGGTGTCTCTTTGTTCTATACCTCTTAGCTTCAGATGATGTAAGGTCAAGACCTATTGATTCCCAATCGGGAATTGTATCCCACTCTACACCTGTCAATTGTCTAGCACAATCAAATGATATCTGATCTCTATTAGATCCTATCAAAGAATACTTCCACCACAAATCATGGAACTCAAACATCTCTTCAGATATTGCTCTCCATATACATGTAAGTACAGGTGAACAGTAACTTCTAAAGTCATAGTTCACTTCCACTAAAGCATTGATAAGTTCCATCAACTCTTCTTTAGTATTATAATTCGTAGCAAAACATTCCATTACCTCATTGTGGAATGTAAATCTATGAGGATGTAGCATGTGTGTTAGTGCTCCCCATCCACCCATACCTGAGTAAGGATTCTTGCTCAGTATTTCTTTACACTGATCAACCCACTCCTTAGTATGAACATAACAACCATCCAACCACACAGTCTTAGACCCTACAGGGAACAGTTTATGTGGACATAA